CTGGCATTACTCGTAATAGGGAATTCTTTATAAGTGGAACATCATCTTGTCGTGGCTGGGTTCCTGTACAAGATATTATTGATGGTAAGTGTCGGAATGGTAAAATAAAAGTTGATTAAGACTAAATACTTTTAGATTTATTTATCGTGGCCCTGGGCAAAACCCCCTCTTTGAGAAATTGAAGAGGGGGTTTTTAGTTAATCTATTCATCCATATACATCAGCCATTGCTAGAACTGCTTGATTAGGCCCGCCTTTGACGTTGGCGGCCGCATAATTCTTGGTTTCTTGGGTTTTAGTAGACGCATCCACGTTATTAACAGCACCACCACTCGCCGCCATTAATGCAGTTGTCAATCCATCAACAGATTTAGTTAATTTTTCCTGCCATAAAATATCACCACTTTTTTTGTCTATTTTTCCTGTATCAGATGCAAAATCTGATGGCATTTTAGTTTTCATTCCCAAAGATGCTCTTAGTTCTGATATATTTATAGATGCTTCCTTAAATTTAATATCTCCACTTGCAAGACCTTTGGTAACATAATCGCCTGTTCCAATGCCTGCTTTATCAATCACTTGGCCGCCCATAATTGCAGCTTCAATATTAGGAATTGTTTTTACCAAGTCTCTGGCAAACCTTGACCAGCTAGATAGACTAGGCATTTTACCTAATGATTGTAATTTTGAAAATTCTTTCAATGCATCAACATTATATTTTACTTCTAACGGATCAATTGATTTTTTAGTAAATTTCTCAAGTTGGTCCATTGGGTCATCATCTTTACCAAATATATTCCCAAAGCCTTTCCACAATTTTGATATAACCCCCTCTTCTCCGGCTGACTGTTGCTTTTTCATTGCATTCATTGCAGTCATATAAGTTGTTAGGCCTGATGCATTTTGTTTTATTTGAGTTACTTCTTGTTCTGTTATTTTGGTTAAGGCAAATTTCTTTAAATCATCTAACGGATTAGATTTTTTGCTGCCACCAAAGAAGCTTACCAAACCAGCTACAGCTTGACTGGCCGCATTACCTATAGCACCAGATGCTTTCATACCTTCTCCTGCCGCACCCGCAGCCATGGCCCCACTATATGCTTTTAAAGCTTCTGCGTTAAATTTTATTTGAGTTACTTCTTTTTCTGTTATTTCAACTAAAGCAAATTTCTTTAAATCATCTAACGGATTAGATTTTTTGCTGCCACCAAAGAAACTTGTTATACCATCTACAGCTTGACTGGCTATATTACCTACACTGCCTAATGCTTTAGCACCTTCTCCTACCGCACCCGCAGCCATGGCTTTAGCATATGATACCATTGCTCCAGCAACTAATTTTATCTTCGCAGGGTCAATACCTTCCGCTGCACTGATTTTTTTCAACGATTCTAATTGTGTATCAAGAGTTCCTTTTCCTTTTCCACCAATAAGCGATCCCAGGCCATCAGCAATATTAGTTACTAGATTTCCCAGGCTGCCTACTGCTTTAGCACCTTCTCCTACCGCGCCAACAGTCATTGCTCCAGCATATGCCACCATTGCTCCAGCAACTAATTTTACCTTCTCAGGGTCAATACCTTTTGCAGCACTAATTTTTTGTAGAGATTCTAATTGTGTATCAAGAGTTCCTTTTCCACCTAGCAGCTTAGAAATACCATCTGTGAAACTTGTTATCACGTTGAAGACACTGCCAACCGATTCCATAGCTTTAGCACCAGCGCCAGCAGTCATTGCTCCAGCATATGCCACCATTGCCTCAGCATTTTTCTTTACTTTAGCACCATCTATATCTAACTTGGAAAAATCGATTAATTGAGTTACTACAGGTACACCACCTAACAATTTTCCCAGACCACTAATTGCGCCTGCAGCAAGTGTGGATACCGAATTCAGCATTGAACCAGCGCTGCCGGCGGTCATTGCTACACCATATGCTACCATGGCTTCAGAATTGGCTTTTATGTTTGCTACGTTAAGTTTTATTTTACTAAACTTTTTTAACTTTTCGATTAGAGCTTCTTGGCCACCTTCTATTCCAAACAGGCCGCCAACGCCTTCTGCAATACCACCAATTAAATTACCTACACCTTGAATAGCACCTCCGGCACCCATTGCAGCAAATCCAGTACCAAGTGCTCCCATACCCAAACCAACATTAATTAGGTTGCTACCATCTACGTCTTTAAATTCTTTTAGTCCCTTTGCAATGTCCGGCATCATTTTTGAAACGAGCCAAGTAGCGGCCCCGATAGCAGCTCCGAATACGGCAAGCCCACCACCAAGAAAGCCCATAGCTTTCACAAACAGGCCTCCAGAAGCAGCGCCCGCAGAAACGCCCTTCATAAATCCACCAACGGCCTTACCTACTCCTGCTCCAACACCACCTAATGCTTTTGCTATTGAAGTAAATATACCACCTGTTTTTTTCTCTTCACTGCCTGCTTTTAAATCATCTGCACTGAAACCACTCAAAGCTCCTGCTATAGATGCAAGGTATTCGGTATTTTTACTTTCTCGCCGTGCTTTTTCCTTTTTATCTTCAGCAGATGCTGAACTTTTATCATCTCCTCCGCTAGACATTTTTTCAGCGGCAGCATCTAACTTAATACTAGCTTTAGATAACTTTTCTACTGTTTCGTCAAATTTATCAGCCATTTACTTACCCTTTTTATGTCCGCTGCCCACATACAAACCAAACCATGCAGCGCCGGCACCCACTATTGTAGATATAAATGCAGCTTGTGGACCTGTTGCTGCAGTTCCTAAATCCATAAACCATTGACATGAAGTCCAAAAGACATAACCATAACATATCATAAGTAATCTGGGAATTAGTCTCAAACTATCTAGCACACCAGAAGTTTTGTTATACCAAGTCTTACTCTGGTCCCATCCCTGTATAGTTAAAAAATCAGACCTATCAACCTCATAATTTTTTTCTGTTACTAATATTTTTATGTCTTTATTATTAGCCATTTTATTTTTTTTTACATTTTACGGCGTTCTGTTTCTATTTTCTCACGTTCTTCCTTCAAATATTGCATTAACAGTCCTAAGTAGATTTCCCTTTCCCACGGCAGCATATTTTCTAATTCTATAAGACTGTAATTATGATGTTGCATCATTGCAAAATTAGTTTTATAATAATTCTCCATAGTTTCATGAGAAAGGGCTATACGAAAAAATTTTGTAGGCCCTCCACAACAATTTCGTTTTTCTTTTTAGTCTTAGGATTAGTCACCTTAATTTTATGTTTTAGTTTGGGCATTGTTTCAAAGAAAACACCAATCTTTTCAAAATGTTCTTGACTCATGCTGTCAAGAAACGTATCTAATTCTTTATTTGAAATATCTACTCTGTGGTGAACAGTTTCCCCGTCATGAATTTCCAATATACATCTTTTAATCATTTCAAAGATCAACTTAACTTCACCATCTATGCCAATTAGCGACATGTCTGATAATTGTGGATATCGCATATAAATTTCGATATCATCTGTGATTTTTATAACGTTCTCATGGCCATCAGTCATTTGAATTTCAACATCTGCAAGATCAATTTCCTTCTCCACCATTGTCACTCCATCATCGTCACATAATAGGTTAAGTTTTATTTTCTCTCCTACAGATTTTCCTCTTAATTGTAAAAAAATATATTCAATATCAAACATGGGAGATTTATAAGGGTCAATTTTATCGAAAGTACAATTCCGAATAATAGTTGCAAATGCCTCTTCTATTTGTTTAGTATCCTCTGACTCTTGTGCTATCATTAGAATTTTCTGTTCACGCATTTGCCAAGGTCTATATTTCAATGGTTCTGCTGTGGAAGGTAATTCTAATTCATAAGTTGGTGTAGTTAATTTAGGTAACGTCATAATTTTTAATCCTTTAGTTAAATAATCGATTCAATACTTTTGGTATATTACGAGATATGTTTCGTTCTACAGTATTCGATACTGTTTTTGTTATTTTTTCCATTAAATCTGGTGATTGTCCTTGGCTAGTATCTAAATTTGTCCAATATCTAAAAGAAAATCCAATATCAACTTTTATAATTTCAGTAGAGGCGGCTGCAGTTAAAGAAGTTGGTCCAATAGTTTTAGGGAATGCTTCCCAAAGCTTAAGGCCATATCGTCTTTGATCTTGTTTATCTAATAAATAAATTTCAACCGCTCCAACATAATCATTATAATAACCTATATTCCACGAATCAGGGTTAAATGCATTCTCTTGCCATTGTTCAAAATATTTTCTTTCATCTAAACCAGAACTAGATTGAAATGATAAAGTTATATCTGATGCATAAGTTATACCATCAACAACTTCTCTTGTTGGTCCATATATATTTGAATCTGTAGAGGTGTTAAGAGTTCTGCCCGGGAGGGATACAGCCTCACACCTTAAACAAATTTTGCGAAGTTTTTGAATGCCGCCCGCTTTTTCTTGGCCACTATATACATTAGTAATGCCACCACCGCCTCTTTTTTGGGGTCCAGATATAAGTACTTCAAATCTGTTTGGAACTGCATATCCATCTTCTTCATGATATCCAGATATAATATCATTTAAGATGCCATATGCACCACCTTCTAAAAATTTAGGAAGAACTGACATTAAATCATTTTCCTTGAATCAGACCATACTTCTTTTGCAGATGCTTTCTTAAATCTTTGTACTGGCAAAAGAGTTGCAATTGTAAATTCATCTGCATCAATCCTACGAAAATCAGATTTGGTATGTCCTGCTAAATATCTATGTAAGGTTGGTTTAATCAATTTAATACTTTTTAATTTGCTGTAGTCAACTACTAATCTGGTACTCTCATCAAATTTTGTGTTGTTAGAATAATCAACCAATTTATCAAGCAACCCAATCCTTAAAGGGATTGGGAGATAGTGCATATTTATACCCAGAAATCCATCAGAATACATTTCTAGAGGAAGCACAAGAGGAAAGACATCATAGTAAGGTAACTTTTTCTTCCATTTCGGGTCATAGAAAAACATATTCAATTTGCCATAAAATGGTTTGCTGTCTCTTTTACCATCCCGAATTAAATCCTGAGCTCCAGGCTTACCAAATTCCTTAATCTTGTCTTTATACCATTCAGTAGATTTTGGTCTACCTTTACTAGCATCCTTAACACTTTGTATATATTTGCTTACAGCCATATCATTATTATTTATATCGAATGTTGAGATGTTCTTCAGTTAATATCTTAAATTCCATATCATTATTTTCACACCATTCAGTTGCAAATTTCCATTTTGCTTCATTGATTCCCCACGTTTTCAGTCTACCAAACCACTTTTTGGTCTTTCTCTTTGGATTTTTTGGAGGAGGTTTGCACTGGTTCTTTGGTTTGACTTCTATGATAAATTTTTTGAAAGAACCATCATGCTGTTTTACCTTGATATAAAAATCTGGAAAATATCGGTGGACTCTACCGTCCCAAGGAGATAAATAGGGTATAATGATTTCTTCACTGCCCCATTCAAGTATGGATTTGTTAGTGTCGCAATATACCATAAATTTACGTTCCCACATGGAACGATAAATTATTCTTTGTGGGTTGCCCCTATATTTTTTGGGATTTTTAGGAATGTAACGACCTTTATAAGAC